ATTACAAATAAAGGAGAGTAAGATGAAGGTATTAACCCAGGAAGACTTTGAGGCGGCTATTGATGATATGCCAGATGATGTTTTACAATACGCGGCACAAGCATTTGCACCTTGGCAAAGTCCCACAAGAGAAAACAACCAGCCCTTAACAGATGAAGACGGTTTTGCTATGGGAGTTAGTACCAGTAACTTTAAAAAATTCCCGGAACTGCAAAAGAGTTGTTGGGATAAGTTCAATACGAACCCACATCTTAATTCCCATGTCCGTGATGTCATGGGCAGTATTACTGGTTACGGTTGGGATACAGCTTGTGAGATTCCAGAGATTGATGATATCATATATGAGGAAATGTATGATATCAGGAACGAATTGTACAAAAATATCCCTAAATATGTTGCGAGGAGCGAAATAGAAGGTGAATTATTTCTGGCATTGACTGTTCATGTTGATGGCTTTGTGGAAATTGACTTTATGGACCCATCTTCTCTAAAAGGAGGCGGTGATTACAATTCTGGGATTCATTTTCACCCGCAGAAGCTAACAATGCCTATTTTTTATGAGTTTAATATCAAAAATAACGAGGGAAAAACGGAAACTCAGGTTTTTCCCTCCGTTTATGTTGCTCATTACCCCGAATTTGGGGTTTTGGTGAAGAAAAACTCCAAAATAACAGAAAATCAACTAAAAATGGCTAAAGGAAAAGGTAAAAAGTATGACAAAATAGGTGGTTATAAAACATTTATCGTTGCTTGGGATCGCGGTTTTCTCACTCCTAGGAATTTATCTCACATTTCCACAACTCTTGAATGGATCAATCATTACGTAAATCTCAAGAAATGGGAGATAGATCATAAGAAATCTGCCGGATCTTACCTCTGGGTTGTTAGTTTAACCGATACAAAGGCGTTCAGAACATGGTTGAAGATGACCCCTGAGCAGAAAAAAGACACTGGATTGACTGCAAAGAAGACTCCCGGCGGTACATTGATACTTCCTCCAGGAGTTACCATTGAATGTAAGAACCCCAATCTACCTAATATATCAGAGCAAGATACTGATATCATGCATATGATCACTTCTGGATTGAATAAACCAGAAGATATGGTCACTGGTCAGACGAAAGGAGATACTTTCTCTGGTGTTAAAGCTTCCAGGGGGCCTCAGTCTGATAGACAGTTCCATGAAATTGCTTTCTTTGAGCGGTTCATGAAATATGACTTCTGGAGAAGCATCTTTGTCCTCAAGAATAAGATGATTAATTTCTCCTTGAAATTTAAGGTCAAGCAAGCCACTGAATTTAAAGAAAAGAAACCCGTCTTTAAGAATGTCATTTATCCTCCTTGGGAGTTGATTGACTTTGACTTTCCTACTTCTGAAATTGGTGATGTTGAAGGAAAAGCAAGAGCATACCTTGGAGTTAAACATCCAAGTGTTGTGGAAGTACTTGGTATCCCAAGATCTGTTATAGCCAAGAAACTCGGCTTTGCCAAATACAACAAGAATAGGTTGTTGTATGAGACTGAGGAAGAATTGTTACCAGATCTTCCATTAACTGCGGAATTGGATGCTGTCCAAGAAGGAGCAGATGGGGAACAAGAACCAACCCTGGCAGGGAATCAACCCAAGTCTGGTGAACCTAAAAAAGAAGATCCGAAAGGAATACAAACTTTGAAGAGGAGAAAAAAATGAATATTTTTTCAAGGGATTATATAGTAAGAAAAGGTTCTACATTTTTTGAGGTTATTTTATTAGAGGATATTTACGTCACTTTGGATCCTGCTAAAACGTATACGGTAGAAGGTGCCATTGCACTTGTAGCAGATCCTGACATTAAATTTGCCATATCAGGAGTACTATCGGAAAACAATACTATAATTACTTTAACAATGTCCGCGGTACAAACAACAACAATTGAAGATTTCGGTATTTATAATTATGCTATTGACATTGCCTCGGAAGATGTTGTACAAACAATACTTGAAGGATCTATGTTAGTGAAGGATGATGCATCCAAGATAACTTAAATAAACTGGAAAGGAGGACACATGTGAAAAAGTTTTTAGCTTCTCTATTGAACGAACCTTGGTTGATAGAAGAGGCCTGGCTTGAAATGATGGTTCAGAGTTTCTTAGTTGGTGATGCACCAACTGACCCTGCAATGTTGGAGATTGTAAAATCTGAACGTTTAATGGGTACTCGCTCTGCCACTATTAGAGGATCTAAAGCTATTATTCCAATTCATGGTCCTATTTTTTCCCGACCAAACATCCTGACTGAATGGTTGGGTATTGGCATGGTTTTAGGTGATGTCACAGGAGACATCCAAAAAGTTCTTGATAATCCAGATGTTGATTCCATTGTATTGGACGTAGATAGTCCTGGTGGAACTGTTACTGGAATTAATGAAGCATCCCGTTTTATTGCGGAAGCTTCAAAAGAAAAACCAATTACAGCTTATATTGGTGGTATTGGTGCTTCGGCGGCATACTGGCTTGCTTCCGCTGCGGACGAGATTGTCCTTGATGCCACCTCAAGAGTTGGGAGTGTTGGTGTAGTTGTTGCTTATCCTAATCCCCAGGAAGGTAACGACGGTTACATCGAAATAGTAAATACCGCAAGCCCGAACAAACGCCCCGATGTTTCTACGGAGCAGGGCAAAAAAGTTATTACTGCGGAGCTTGATGATCTTGCTGATGTTTTTATTGGTACAATCGCTAAAAACAGGGAAGTATCGGAAGCAACTGTAAGGAGTGACTTCGGAAAAGGTGGAGTATTGGTAGGCCAAAAAGCCGTATCTGCCGGAATGGCCGATAGGTTAGGCTCTTTCGAGGAGCTTATGGCAGAAAACAATGAATATGACAAAGAAGGAGATTTCGCAATGAAATTGACCGTTGACAAGCTGAAAGCTGATCATAAAGATGTGTATGATCAGGTTGTGGCTTCGGTAACTCCGGATACTACTGCAAAGGATGCGGAGCTTTTGTCCGCACAGGAAGCTCTTACCGCTTCTAAAGCAGAGAATACGGAACTCGCCACACAGTTGGCTGCTTCTCAGACAAGTGAGGAAGGTCTCTCTACCAGGGTTGTTGCTCTGGAAAAAAGAGATGTTCTCCGTGATGAGGAAGCTCTTAAAACTCAGGCAAATGGAATCATGTCTGGTGCCTTGACTGCAAGTTCCATCCCGGAACGGATTCATTCCAAGGTTACCCCGATTGATTATAATAAACATATGACGGATGGAAAATTGGACGTTGCGGCTTTTACCGCTGCTGTCGATGCTGAAGTTAAAGAATGGGAAGATACACTCGGCTCTGCCAAACCCATTAACGGCGTGTCCACTCCTCCCAAAGCCGACGAAGATGCATCCGTTGATGCAGATGTTGACCGTATGTTGGCTCATATTCAGACTAAGAAGGAGGCATAAATCATGGCCATTAGATCTGATGCCCGTTTAGGGGGAAGTATCCCCCAACATAATAGAGTTCCTGAAGGTGTTGGGATCCGACCTCTATTTCACAGTGTAAGGGATATTGCTTTAATTCTCGATAAGACAGTTAAAGCAGGTTACGGGGTTATTAAGTCCGGAACCATTATGGCAGTTTGTTCTGCCACTGGTAATCTGGTGCCTTATGCCCAGACAAATGCAGATGAAAACGACACCAATGCCAAATCTTATTTGGTTGCAAGTCCTGGATCAGGAGCTATCGTTTGTAATATAGGGATTGAAGATTCTTATAAGTTCGTAGTTGGTGATTCTTTGGTCATGGATGGTTCTGGAACTGGTACTGATGCTGTTCAAAGCATTGTATGTGCTACTCCATGGGCAACGGCTTCCGTTTATGTTCTTACGTTTGGTTCCCACACCATTACTGCTACAATGGGAGCAACTCAAACACTTGCCGGACTTGTTACTTTGATCCAAGCAGCAACTGGTTATGCTTCGCTTCCGTTTGCTGTTACCGCTGGAACCAATGCTCTTACCCTCACTTGGAAAGTATCTGGTCCTATCACTGAAATGGCGCAGTATGTTAAAGATGGTGGGTCCGCCGTTGTTGCCACCACCACTACTCCTGGTGTTGAGTACGACATGGATGCCCTTTCTGCGGAAGATCTGGGGGCCATTACAGCTATTGATAGAACTGCTGTTAATTCTACTCAGGCTCAGATTACATTCACTACGTCTATTACAAATTACGCCAATTTTACCACTGAGTATTATGGTAATGTTTACGTGAAGGGTGGAGATTCTTCTACCCCGTTTACAAAAGCGGCCTGCATCATTGATGCAGATGTGGATTCTGGGATTGGTGAGTTTGCCGTTGGGGCATTAACGTCTATCGTTATATCAAATGCGGTTCTGTATACAGCCAGTTTAATTGGGTTGGATGCCGCGGCTATCGTAGATCTTGGTAGTGTTGATGACGGTCGTTTTACAATATTGAAATAAGGAGGGTAACAAGATGAAAGGTTCCGAAGGTATCGCCTCCTTGAAATTGGAGACACTGAACAAGCTTATCTCTAAACTGGATAAGGCTCCCGATATGTTCTTCTCTAACTTGTTTCCGACAGTCCAGTATGACTCGGATACGATTAGATGGGAAATTGAATATGGCTCCGCCGGCATGACACCGTTTGTTGCCCCTGGTACTGTAGCACCCGCAGTTGGTGTTGACGGTCTTGGTGAAGCAAGCGCAAAGGCGGCATTTTACAAAGAGAAGATGTACTTTGATGAAGAATTTCTGAACAACATGCGGGAGCCTGGTTCCTGGGCCACATATCAATCGGCAGAGCGCAAGCTTGCCCGTGGCACTAAGAAACTTGATTACCGCATCCAGCGAAGGCGTGAATGGATGATGTCTCAGATGTTCATTGAAGGTTCTTTCTCTTATATCCAGAAAGGCGGAGCAAAGTTTACCGTCAATTACGGAATCCCCGAAACCCATAAAGTGACTCTTACTGGTAATGACTGTTGGGACGTTGTCCATGCAGACAGTAATCCGGTTGAAGACATTTTTGATGCCAAACGCATCCTTGCTGATGATGCTGGCGTTTCTTCCCTTGTTGCAATGTGTAACAGTGAAGTCCTGAAAGTCCTGATGTTCAAAGCTGCAATCCAGGATCTCCTTGCAAAATCTGCATTTGGTAACGGCGATCTTTTCGCCCAGCCTGCTCAGGTTCTTGGTACCCTCCTGGGTGTTGGTCCTTTGGTCATTTATGATGATCTATATGAGGTCCCTGCATATCTGGTTGGTCCAGTTACTGGTGGGGCTACCACTGTTATCCCGGTTGATGATGCGTCTGACTTCGCTATTGGTGGGGAACTCCGTTTTTACGACATGAGTTCTGTGAACAGTTGGGAAGATTCTACAATTTCTGCCGTGGATGTTGAAGCTGGAACAGTTACCGTTGATACTGCTCCCGTCAATTCCTATGTTGCTGGTCAGGATAAAGTAACCATGAAGAAAAAGTTCATTGCGGATAATAAATTCTTCATGTTCAGTACAACCCAGGATGGAGACAAAGTTGGTGAGTTCATGGAAGCTCCTTACGGAAACAACCGTCGATGGGGTAAATTTGCGGATACCAAAGATGAATGGGACCCTGAAGGTATGTGGCTCCGGATTCAGGATAAAGGACTTCCAGTCCTTTATCATCCGGATACAACTTTCACTTACACCGTTTATTAATGGATATTTGATGTTTTAGAGATGGGACACCGAAGTGTCCCATCTCTTTCTAAGGAGATACAATCATGATAGTTGTGAAAACCAAAGCAACTCTGCGAATTAAAGAAAATAAAAGGAATAAACTTGTCCCCCTCGGTTCTGTTTTTCGTGGTAGGACAATTATAGATCTTCCTGAATGGTTACAAGAGCATATAACGTACTTCCGCAATACTTCACGATGTAACACACTACTTATTAGAGAACATGCGGAAATCGAGCAACCAATCGCTCCCAAAGGCGTTGAAAAAGTCAAAACAGTCAAAGAAGTCAAAACAGTCAAAGAAGATGTTGATCCCCCCATTCCAGAGGAAGCTGCGGGTTTACCGGATCCAAAGATTGTTCCCCTTGAGCCCAAAAAAGAAGTAAAGAAAGAAACAGTGGCTAAAGTCTCCCGTAAAAAGAGGGCAGACAAAGCTCCTGCCAAATTGAAAAAAAGAACACTTAAATAAAAGAGGTTCTAAATGTCCCTTACAACCGAAGAACAGTTGGTAAGTTTCGTTAAAGATATTATGGGTGCTTCTTATGCCAAAGTTTCTAACGATGGTTTCAAGAGGGCTGTTTCTCAAGCAAAAGCGGAACTTCATTGGGATTTTCCTATTACCGAAACTTTCAAAGAATATTGGATGGTAGAACGAACTAAACGATTTGTCACTTATATCCTTCTTTTTGAATCCGCTCATAAATTTCAATACAAAAAAATTAGTCTGCAACATAGATTTTCCCATTATATGCAATTATTAACCATGATGGACGATCAATTTAAAGATGCTTTGGAAAATAATCCCGATATTTTTGATACCGGATCATGGTCAAATCTCACTTTTTATCTTACCAATGGTTTTCAATACGATACTGATGGAGAAGATTTAACCTATTTTTAAAGCGGAGTAAATTATGGTTGACGGTATTGGTCCGGATATAAAAGATGTTTTGCAAGAATTGGGAACTCCTTTCACTATTGTCAAGCTTGATGGTTCTGAAATTACTGGTGAATACCTTGACTATGAAATGTATTATGAACAATCCACTGAATTTATACGGCAGTTTGCTTATTCTGGGGATTTTCAATACGATTCTAAAGTACGAGGAGGGGATTTAATCCAATTTGATAATAAAAACTTTTTGATGATGAATGTCAAGAAGACTTTGTTTGAAAATGAATCAGTAGATTATTCCAATTTCTTCATTTTGTGTAATTCTCTCGGTAGGATATCCAAAGCTGTTGAAACCAGGAATGTAGATACGAAAAAGAAATCAATTGTTTGGACAACCGTTGTTGATAATGTATATGGGTGTATGGTTTCTACTGCTTCTAACACGGATGAGATGGGGGCCGTAAATAGCATAAATGATAAATTCACATTATTTACTCAAGGATATACTAATATCTTATCAGGGTATAGGTACTACCCTGATATTGACGATTTGACAGAATACTACAATATCTTATCTATAGACAAATATAGGTTTGCTGGTATGCTTACTATGAAACTTATTGAGGACTCAAGGGAGTAATGGCTGTTCCTGAAAAACAGATGCTTTTTTCCCTTAATGGCATTGATTTTATGGAATCCTACCATAAATTAGAATCTTCGCATAAGTACTATCGTGGAACAATGCAAACATTAGCTACTTGGTCGGATACGAAAGGTGGTGGACGTTTTACTACTTTAATAAGTTTAGATTATATATCTTATTTAAAACAATCTATGGCTGCTGGTAAATACAAATCAGGGGTTGCCTATAATGAAATGTACGGGAGAATGAAATTTAAAAAGGATCCTCGAGAGTGGATATTATATGCAAATGTTCTTAATAATATTTCTATTATTTATAGAGGACGGCATACGCAAACAGTAGGTATTCAACGAAGTATTAAAGTCCCAAGAATAGGTATGGATGGAAAATCTTACGGAACAATAAGTGTTGCGAAGTATGCGATGTTAAATGAATTTGGGTTTGGTAATACTCCTGCCCGCCCTATATTTCAACCAGCTATGCGGGATTTTATTAGAGAACATTTTCCTCCAATGGCAAAAGCATTTGAAAAAGCGATGAAAAAAGCTGCGGATAAAGAGGCTGCTCGGATTATGTCTCGTTCTGGATCTAAAGCAGGAGGGATGGGAGATGTTGGTGCTGTTATGAGCCAATCATCTTTAGGATCTTTCGAAGCTGTTAATAATAAAAATTTGGATCGAAATTTTTCTTCTGATATTTACCAAGAAGGTTTATCTACCGATTCCCGGGCAATGTCAACAAAAGAGCTTAATAAAAGCAGTAGTAGTAGGATAGGAAAAGATGTTAAAGATGAAATGGTTAAAATGGCTAAAAGCATGGGAATGTCTGTTGCGGAATTGAATGAATTTTTAAGTAATGGGTAACGGAGAAAATAATGGAATTGATGAGTGTACAACCGAGGGAGTTCTTATTTCATTTTGGGGTACCCCATTCTGATTTACTAAAATTTAAGCTCATTTTGGATAATATGCAATTCAATTATGATAGTTCTATCCCAGGACACATTGCGGCAAAAGAATATTTAGAAACTAAATTATATCCTGCTGTAAAAGAAGGATTAAAAGCCGTGGAGGAATCTAATGCTTAGTGTTACTACAAGAGAAGCTGATTTTTATGGGAGCATTAAAAAACATTTTTTAGGTATTGAATCCGTTAGTGGAATAAAAACTTTTTTTGGCGAATTAGCAGAAATTCCTGTTGATAGTCTTGGGGTTAAATGTACTTCCTGGGTAGTTTTGGTTATGGGAAGACGGGATATTGGGCCTGTATCTGAGCAACAAATAGGTATAGATATCTATACCCGTAATGATTCTGAAGGAGATAATCTTTCCATTTTGTATGATACCGTAATGGAATACATTGTTGATGAAGATGCTCCTCATGGGCTAACGATTATTCCTTTTTATGATACATCAACGGTACCATGGGTTGTTGTAGGAGGTATTATGCCTTTTTTACAACCTGCTCTTGGGAGGATGCAAGGAGACGATTTTACCCAGTTTCGATCCATTAATATTCTATGTAAGTGGGGCGGTAAATAATGTTTATCGTTTGTGAAAAATGTGGAAAGAAGTTAATTGAAAGATTGCCGAATGGTCTTTGGAGATTTAGATTTGGAAAAAGAGAAGGTGGAGTTCCTGTAGTTGATATGGAGATACACGGATCTATTAAGATGAAATGCATTAAACGGACTTGTAA